TGGCCAACGCAATTTTGAGTAGCTGGGCGCCGACGGCTGGGAAATCACGGCCCATGCCAACAGCGCACCAGACCATGAGCCGGTACAGGGCAGGCAGTTCAAGGACGAGGAGTTCAGAAAGCTGAACAACAGCTTGAAGCGGCGGATAGGCACGATGAACTGCGGGCACATGGCGTTTCCGGTGGTTGTGAGCGCAAACACGGCGCAGTACACGGACGAGGAGCTGGCGGCGTTCCGTGAAGAAAATGAGCGGGGCGTTACTTATGAGGGACGGCACTATACGGGCTATGAGGCCACGCAGGTACAGCGGAAGCTGGAGCAGAGCATACGGCGGCAAAAGCGGCGTGTGACGGCCAGCGAGGCGACAGGGGACGCGGAACAGCTTGCTGTTGATAAGACCCGCCTGACGCGCTTAAATCAGGAGTACGCACGGTTTTCCAAGGCTGCGGGCTTGCGCACAGAGCGGGAGCGGACGTGGGTGCATACCGCCGGACGCGGAGGGAGCAGGGAAGAGAATCTGGCGGCGGTATTCCAGACCAACGAGAAGTATTTCCGCGATGACGGCACCTTTGACTTGGAGGCGGCAAAGGCGGATTATAAAACGTTCTTGCAAAGTGTGCCGGAAAAGAATAGAATGTACTTACAGCAGTCCATGGAAGGCGTGTTACATGAGGAAAGGCGCTTGGAACAGTCGCCGTTTGGATATTTGGCAAAAGAAGACGCTATTCTTTATGACCCGCAGAACCCCCTATTTAGAGATTTTTCTTTCGATGTGGTTTATACGCATGAACTTGGACACCGGATTGACCATACCATGTTCATCGAGTCATGGAAGAATGAAGAATTTTCAACAGCGATTGCAAATGCACGGGGTGTTATTGATGCAGACCCAGAAAAATTTTTAGGTTTTGCAAAAAATGATACAGATGGTTTTCTGTCTGATATTTGCAGTGCTATATGCGAGCAGGATTACGAATTTCCGATTAGCCATGACAAAGAGTATTGGCTGAAACGGGGAAACAAGGAAAGAGAAATCTTTGCAAACCTGTTTTCTTTGGAAGCATTTGAGTGTGAAGAACAGTTAGCGTTGTTGGAAGAACATTTTCCGAATATATTCCGCGAATACAAGCGGATGTGGGAGTGATTGTGAATGTATGTTGCGAGATGCGATATAAAAATCGTAAATACAACTGAAGTGCGGAAAATGTTGGAAGAATATAAAAAAAAATTTGGCGAATCATTCATTTCGTTCAATTATGGTGATTTCCAACGGCAGGGCGATAAGTGTGCCGGACAGGTTTATAAAGAAACGCTGGAAAAGGCGCTGCAGGACGACAAGCCCTACCACATTGTGTCCCACCGGTATGATGTTTTTGACCATTAAAAAGCAGGGCCGTCAGGCTCTGCTTTTTTGCGCGGCGGGTGGCGGCCAGCGAGGCGACAGGGGACGCGGAACAGCTTGCCATAGATAAAGCCCGCCTGACGCGCTTACATTACAACCAGTTGATTAAACCGCCTTTTCGGGCGGTTTTTTCATATCATTTTGCCCCGGCCGGGCGTAAAAGGGCCAACCGCGTGCGGAAGCGACCCGCATACAAAAAGCATAGCGGAGAAAGGAGAAACCATGAAACGGGAATTTTTGCAAAACTTCAAGGTGGGCGACCAGCCGTTGCCCAAGGAGGTCATCGACGCCATCATGGAGGAAAACGGAAAAGACATTGAGAACGCCAGAAAGCCCTTTTCGGATTACGAGGAGGTCAAGAACCAGCGTCAGGCTGCGCAGGAGGAGCTAAAGGCGTTTGAGGGCGTGGATGTGAACGGCCTGCAACAAAAAATCAGAGAGCTTGAGGAAACGCTTGCGGCGCAAGAACGCGAGTGGCAGGGCAAGCTGGACGACCTGGCGTTTGACGGACGCATCAAGGACGCCATTGTGGAGGCCAGAGGCCGGAACGTGAAGGCCATCACGGCTTTGCTGGACGTGGACAGCTTGAAGGCGAGCAAAAACCAGGACGAAGACATCAAGGCGGCGCTGGAGGCGCTGAAAAAGGAGTGCGCCTACCTGTTTGAGACGGACGACGTTCCGCCTTTTTACGCTGCCGGCACCGGATTGGCGGGCAGAGCGCCTGACGGGCTGGAGGCCATTCGGGCGGCTGCCGGACTGACCGCAAAACATTGAAAAGGAGATTGACAGATGAACGCAATTACGCTTGCAAAACAGTTTGTACCCGTGTTAGACGAGGTTTATAAGAACGCAGCGCTCACCGCCGACCTGGACGGCGCCGCCGAGCTGGCGCAGCAGGGGGCCAACGCCAACGAGCTTATTCTTCCCATGCTGTCCATGCAGGGGCTAGGGGATTACTCCCGCAACAGCGGCTATGTGGACGGCGACGTGACCCTGACCAACGAGACGGTGAAGTGCAACTTTGACCGCGGCCGTATGTTTACAGTGGACGCTATGGACGATTTGGAAACGGCGGGCGTTGCGTTTGGCCGTCTGGCCGGTGAGTTTATCCGCACCAAGGTGGTGCCGGAGCTGGACGCGTTCCGCTTTGCCTGTTATGCCGGCAAGGCCGGTATCAGCAAGGTCAGTGCGGGAGCCACGCTGGCTGACGGCGCGGCGGTGCTGAAAGCTATCCGCGAAGCCAACGACAAGATGGACGAGGACGAGGTGCCGCAGGAGGGCCGCTACCTGTACATCACCCCCACCCTGTTGGGCATGGTGCAGGATTTGGACACCACCAAGAGCCGCGAAGTGCTTCAGAACTTTGCCAAGACGGTGAAGGTGCCCCAGACCCGATTCTACACGGCTATCGAGCAGAAGAGCGGCAAGCTGACAGGCTCCGGCGACACGGAGAAGGACGAGACGGCCGGCGGCTATACCAAAGCAGACGCGGGAAAAGAAATCAACTTCATGCTGATTCATCAGGCTGCTGTCATTCAGTTCCCCAAGCATGTGGCGCCGAAAATCATTACACCGGAACAGAACCAGACGGCGGACGCCTATAAGTTCGGCTACCGCAATGTGGGCATTGCCGACGTGTACCAGAATAAGGCGGCGGGCATTTACCTGCACCATAAGGCTTGAGGCTGGCGCGGATATGGGTAAGGTAACCGGACTGATTTTCACGGACGCCGCGCACACCTGCCCCGCCTGCGGCAAGGTATACAAGAGCAGGGAAGCGCTGGAGAAGCATCTTCGGGACAAGCACGCCAAAACCCCCGCCGGAGAGAAATAAGGAGGGCGCCGCCATGGTGGACTATGACTTTTATGTGAGTACCTACCGAGGCGGTTCCATTCCAGAGGAGGAGTGGCCGCCCTGCGCACAGCGGGCGGCCGCCCAACTGGAGCGGTACCGGCGCATCTATACGGTGACCGTCCCCGACCCGAACAGCGAGGCGATGGCAACCTGCGCCATGGCAGAGGCGCTTTACAGCTTTGACCTGATGGCAAACGGGGAGGGCGGCCCCGTCCAGTCCGCCTCTGTCGGCAGCGTATCGGTCAGCTATGGAAACGCGGCGGCGCAAATGGTGGACGTAAGCCCCAAGGGGCAGGCGAAGGAACTGTACCGCTGCGCGTCCGCTTACCTGGACATCTTTCGGGGGGTGGGCTGATGGCGCGCATCAAGCGCCGAGCCGCCCCGGTGGATTACAGCCTCTGCTGTCAGACGGTGACGGTTTACCACAGGGACGGCGACAGCTATACGAGGAAGGTGGTTCACAACGCCTTTCTGGACTTCAAAAAGGTGGAGAGCATCGGCAAGACCGGCAGCAGGGAGGTCAATTCCTTCCTGCTGGTCATGCCGTGCAGCGAGCAGGCCGTTTTTGTGGGCGACAAGGTGATGCTGGGGGAGGGGCCGGAGATAACGGGCCGTGAGGACTGGGCGGCGCTTCTCCCTGCGAGGCATCACGGGCTGGTCATTGTGCAGTACGCCGACCCGAAATACTGGCGCGGCAGGCTGATTCATGTGGAGGCGGGCGGATGAAAACAGGGGCAAAGGTCAAAGTGAAGATGAATCCGACCGGGCGCATCCTGAAGGACAAAGGGCTGACCGCCGGAGGCGACGTGCAGCGGTTCCACACGGCAAACGTGCTGCGGCGGATTGCGCGCTATATGCCGTACCGAACCGGAACAACGGTCAAGCTCACTATGACGGGGACGAATATCAACAAGTCGTATATCGTGACGGAAACGCCCTATGCAAAGTATATCTATTATGGAAAGGCCATGGAAGGGAAAGCGCCCAAAAAAGCGACGGAGCGCGACCTGATTTACACCAAGACGAAGAATCCAAGAGCAGGCCCTTATTGGGACAGGGCTTTAGCTGCCGCAGAGGGCGCCGCCATCCGTGCGGATTTGCAGCGGTACATCAGGAGGAAGAGGTGAAAGCATGACCATTTTGGAGTGCGTGCGCAAGTGGCTTGGCACCTTTCCTGACTTTGACATCTTATCGGAGTTTCAGGTGGACTACACCGACACGGCGCCGGCCAACGCGGGGCTGTTTCCTGCGGGGCTGGTTGAAGTGTCCCGCGCGGAGGATGTGCTGGGGAATGTGACCGTGGTGAACCAGTACAACTTCGGCATTTACTGCGTGTTGGAAAAGGCGGCGGGGGACGATGTGGGCGCAACCATAAATGCCGACTGGGTGATTGCGTTCCAGCAATGGGTGCAGGAACAGGCCGTGACGGGGCGCGCGCCTGTTTTTGGGGATGAGCCGAAGGAAGAACGCATCGCGGCGCAGAACGGCGCGCTGTTTGAGACAGGGGAAGGGACGGGCGTTTACATGGTGCAGTTGTCTGTCCGATTTGTGAAGAAATACGAGGTGGTTTGAATGGCAAAAATCGAGCGAAAGTATATGGCGCACTACATCAACGCGGCGGCCAGCGGGACGGCGGAGTATGTGCGGCTGGGCAAGAATCTGGAGGAGTACAGCGCAGAGCTGTCCGCCGAGGTGGAGACAACCAAGAACATTCTGGGGGAGACCTCGGTGCTGGTGACCGGCTATGAAAAGAGCGGCAGCGTGGAGCCGTACTATGCGGAGAAGGGCGACCCGCTGTTTGAACGCTTGCAGGCCATCGTGGACGGCGCATTGACGCTGGACGACTGCAACACCGACGTGGTGGAGGTGCATCTGTGGGAAACGTCCGGCGAGGGGGGCTATCCCGCCATCCGTGAGAAGGCGGTCATTGAGGTGAGCAGCTACGGCGGCGACAGCACGGGCTATCAGATTCCCTTCAATGTCCACTACACCGGCGAGAAGGAAAAGGGTACCTTTGACCCGACCACAAAGACATTTACGGTAGGCGCGTAAGCGCGAAAGGAGCATGGTTCAATATGGCGGGGAAGCTGGCCATTGACAACGGTATTCTGGAATTTGAGGTGAACGGCGGGGAGCTGCTGCGCTTCAATCCGTCCGACCCGAACGTGTATCACCGGTTCTCTGAGCTTGCGGTGGAGCTGCCGAAGCTGGAGGAGGACTTTCGCAAGCAGGCGGAGACGTTGGACGAAAAGGACGCGGCGGGGATGCTTGCCCTCATGAATGCGTTTGACCGCGCGCTGAAGGAGAAGCTGGCGCAGGTTTTTGGCGAAGAAAACGACTTTGACCGGATTCTGGGCGGCGTCAACCTGCTGGCGGTAGGAAGGAACGGGCAGCGGCTCATCAGCAACGTGCTGGAGGCGCTCCAGCCTCTTTTGGAGGAGGGCGTTAAGCGTCACCGTCAGCACGCGGCGGCGGAGGCGGTGGCGGAGGCCAAAGCCCGCCGGACGTCAAGAGCGAAGTGAACCGGTGGGAGCTGCCTGAAACGGCGGAGATTGGCGGGCGGACATACCCTGTCCACGCTGACTTTCGGGACATATTGGACATCCTTGCCCGGCTGAACGCACCGGAGGAGGACGAGGCGACCCGCCTCTATGTAGCGCTGGCGCTGTTCTATGAGGACTTTGCGGCTATGCCGGAGAGAGACTATCAGGCGGCTGCGGAGTGGCTCATGGCGTTTCTTAACGGCGGCGAGGAGGACAAGGGCAGGGCGGGGGCGAAGCTCCTTGACTGGGAACAGGACGCGGGGATGATTATCTCCGGAGTGAACAAAACGGCAGGCTGTGAGGTGCGCAGCCTGCCCTTTTGTCACTGGTGGACGTTCCTCGGCTGGTTTGGCGCTATGGGGGAGGGACAGCTTTCCACTGTGGTCGCTATTCGTGACAAGCGCCGTCGCGGGAAAAAGCTCACGGATTGGGAGCGGGAGTTCTATCAGGAGCACCGTGAGCAGGTGGATTTCCAAAAGCGTTATACC